CTGTACCCGCTGCGGCTGCACCATCCGTGCCAGCCGCCGCCGCTCCCGCTCCCGTTCCAGCCCCACCCCCAGCGCCGCGTGCGGCTGCTCCTGACTTTAATGCTGTAATGGAAAAACTTCCAGAAGGAGTCCGCGCTCAGGCCAAGGGATTCTTCGACAAGCTGACTCCATCCGAAAAGTCCGCTGTCTTCTCTGGCAAGACGAGCGTCGAGACTCTTATCGATCAAAAAGCGCCATTTGGCATGGGCGGAATCGCCAAGGGCTATATTGGCAGTAACTATCCGGGAGGGATGAAGGCTCTCCAGAAAGACATCACAACACCCGGTACGGCGAAGCCACAAGGGTTCATCGGCGGAATGGTACCGGGCGTGACTGACACCGAGACCGGCGGATTGTCAGGTAGCCCGGATTGGGGAAAGGATTTCAGGCGCTCCAGCAATATCGAGGACCGTCGCAACGAAGCGGCCGAAGCGGAATATCCCGACACCAGAAATGTTTTTCAGCGCGGTGCGGCGTGGCTCGCCGGGAAAGCATATCGAAAACGCAACATGGTGGTTCCTGAAGCCGCTGGCGGCGGCATACGCGGGTTCATGGATCGCAATGCGCTTGAACGGTCCGCGCTTACCAGCGCGACGACGGTCAGGGCGGACGGCAACGTCACAGTAGACGTTGGCGGTTCTAGTAGAGGTGGGACCGCCGCCAGTCCGGTCCGATTGTTCGCTGATACCCCTATGATGAGGCAGGAGGCCGGTCAGCTAACTAGTACCGGACCAAACGTCCACGAAACAGCAAGACATTACATGGAAGGTGGATAATGCCCCCAGTCATCGTCCCGCCGAGACCGCTTCAAAATTCCCAGCCTGTTGCGTCCGGCAAGGGGGTTGGACCGGCAAAAGCCACCAAGATCATGGAGCTGAAGTCAGGCATTGCTTGGCGTCAGAAGTGGATGCCAGCGATGTTTCGCAATTGCCGATTCCACGTTGAAACGGCAGTGCGCGAATCCGGTCGTCGTATTGTTCCCCACGAATTTCCCAAACGCGATACGCCATATGCCGAGGACATGGGACGCCGCCAGCGCGAGTTCACGGTGCGTGGCTACATTATCGTCTATCCGCTAGATAATCAGGGGCCGGGGCTGGAGCTGCAAGTCAAGAACTATATTCCGGCGCGAGATCGATTGATCGAGGCGCTGGAGACTGAAGGGCCAGCTATCCTGCAGCTGCCGCTTCTGGGTCAACTGGAAGTCGCCTGCACACGCTACCGGATCACGGAAGAAAACAGGACTGGCGGCTACTGCGTTTTCGATATGTCGTTCACCGAATACGGCAAGGCCCCGGCGACGGGCGAGCGAAACAGTAAGGCTGGCGTCTACTATTCCGTGAAAGAAATCAATGAAGCTACCAAGGACGAAATCTCCGGGACGATTGACAAGGCGTCTAAGGTACCAACCGCTGGAGCGATTGAGTCATGATTCCATCGGTTGAAGTCAAGGAAGGAGCGAAGATTGCGCGTCTCGCTGTCGAGATGCTGCTCGCTACATCTAACGAGCAAGTCGGCAGGGTTGGCTCCGATCTGCGCAGGGCCTGCGGCGACATGCAGGCCCACGCCGATGTCTATATTGTCGAGAACATTATCGCCGACAAACTGTCCAATTGCTTTGAGCAAGCAAGATTGTCCGGTGCAACGATGGATGAGTTCGACAGAATACGCGCGAGAATACTTGCGGAACCAACCACCTTGCTGATTGGCACCCTGATCAAGAACGGCTGCATTTGTTTCAGTCTGCAGCAAATATCCACAGCTCTTATGGATGTCGAATTTACCAGCCGTGAGGATGTGCTCAGGGTGCTTGACCGACTGAATCCGGGATTCTGTCAGGCTGAAGAAGTCGCGGCTGATGAAATGGTGCTGAAGGTCTACCGGGCGCTGGTATCGCTTCATGCGGCAGTGACGTTTCACTTGTACGAAACCGCGCGTCCGTTGCCCCAGATGCTCAACTACAGGTTCGCGATACCACGGCCGACGCTGATCCTGTCGCAGCGTCTCTATTACAATGCTTCGCGGGCCGATGAGTTAAGAAAAGAAAACAAGGTTGTTCATCCGGCCTTCGCTCCGCGCGAAGGGCGAGCGCTGGCGTTCTGAAATGCCAAATTGGCGCGAGGTCGCCCAGCTCATAGTGGGCAGCACTGTCTACGAAGACTGGGAATCGGTTTACGTCCAGCATCGCTGGAAGGATGGCTGGCCGACGTTTCGCTTTACCGCGACAGAGGGCGGCAAGCTGCCGTTCGATTGGGCCAAGTTGCAGTTCAAACCCGGTGATGTCTGCACAATCCTTCTTGGTGGCCAACTTGGCGTCACCGGCATCATCACGCAGCGACAGGTTGCCTATGCTGCCACTGAGCATGGCGTGCAGCTTTCTGGCGTCGGAATACAATGGGCGGCGGCAACGTCCAGCGTGCCAAGCAAGAATGGCCAGAACAACTTCGATGATCAGGCCATTACGCCCATCTTCACCAAGGTTGTGTCGTCAGTCGGCGGCAAGCCGCTGGTAGTCGGGAAGCCAAGCGGCATGAAATTTGAGAATATGCAGTCGCAGCCCGGTGAGCTGGTATTCGATTTCCTCGACAGGATCGCGCGTATGCGCAATGCGCAGCTCGGCTCCGATCATCTCGGCAACCTGCTACTCATCGGCCAGTATTCCCCTCCCATCACGCAGGATTTGTGGGAGGGCCGCAATATTCTGAAGATGCAGTGCATCTTTTCCTCTGAACAACTGTACAACGAGTACACGCTAAATTCGCAGGCTCCGGTCAGGGACAACAGGTCGCAGCGAGATAGCGCCGAAGTCACAGTCACCGTCGCTGGTGATCTACCCGGACTATTTCACCGGGTTCTGGAGATTCCAGCCGAGCATCCCTCTATGTCCCCGCCAGAGGCGCTGATGCGCGCCCAGTACGAGGCGCTGGCGCGCACCGGCACCAAGGTTACTGCCAACGTTACCGTGCAGGGTTGGTTGCGAGACGGACAGAACCTGTGGACGTGCGGGGACGGCGTCCGTCTTTATTCGCCAATGTGCCCGCTCGATCTAACCATGCTGATCAAGACCGCGACGTTCACACAGGACAACAAGGGCGGAACATTGACGCAGCTTGAATGCGTACTGCCGTCCATGCTGGGCGCGGAGGAATACAAGCTCGATAATTCAGGCAAGCAGACGCCAGCGCCAGCTGCCGATCCAACGGCTAACGCATAAAGTCGGAGCCATCCAATGCATCGCCAAAATCCACTGCAACAGGGTTATGTCGGCTACACCGCCAGCGGCGCTCGCTCGCTGGTCGATGAAATTGATGACAAGACCGGCATGCAGGAGATGAAGGGCTCGTTCATGAATGGTGAGGCTCGCAAGAAGGTCGAGAGTCCGCAGAACTACGGGTTCACCTCTGTCGTCAACAAGGCGACCAAGGGCAAGGACGGCAAGATCGATGAGTGTGCCGAGGCCTATCTGCAGTTCTTGGGCGGCAACCGCAGTTTCCCGGTTGCGATGGTGATGGACGACCGGCGTTTTCGGCTAAAGGAGCTGAAGCCCGGTGACGTGGCTATGTTTGATCATCTGCAGCATCAAATGCACTTCAACAAGGATGGCGTCTTCATCACCGGGCGCACCGACAAGAAGATAAAAATCCAGCTGGCAGAGCCGCCGCAAGAACAACAGGGCGGTAGCGGCGGTATTGGCGGCAAGAGTGCAGCAACGACCGCTGCAGAGGGTGGTAGCTCCGGTTCGTCAGGCTCCTCATCGTCCGGTGGCGGAAAGCACAAGGGCCAGAAGCAGCGCTACGAGAAGCAGGGCAAGCAATACCTTGAGATGACCAAGAGCACGACCAACCTCGTTCACGATCAGACGATCAACTACAAAACGGGGACGCACACATTTTCTCCGCCGGATGGCGGCGGCGCGAGCGCCAGAGGGGTGGGCGATCAGTTGGTTCAGATTCTTGGCAACAAGTTTACGGCCGGTCTTGGCAAGTTTATGAAACAGGTGGAAGCCGCGCCACCAATCAAGCCGACGCATGTGACGACCAAGGGTTATGTCGATGCCATTTTTGCGGCGCTTGGAATTAATATTCCGGCGCTGCCGCAATTGCCATTTCCGGAATTGCCGCCGGGCATCACGCTGCCGCCGGGTCTTGCGGACATCCTGCCACCGGGCATCTTGCCGACTGTTGCCAACGAGCCGTCGCAGCCAAAATTATTCGAGGTGATGGAGGCGCGAATAGCAGCGCTGGAACGCCGCGTCGCTGAACTGGAAAACAACATCGCAAAGGGGAATCATCATTCCTGACATTCGCCTCGTCCAACAGCCAGACGCCTTCCCTAATTATTCGATCCCCATCGACTGGCTGTTGCTGGACGATGGTACGCTGGACGATTCTCAGGCGTTGGCCACGGCAGTGATCGTCGCGCTGGGGACCGACCGGCTGGCTAGCCAGAGCGACATCCTGCCGGACCCGGATTCGACCGACCGTGCTGGCTGGTGGGGCGACATGGACGCCGAGGAGCTGTTCAACGGCTGGCCAATCGGCACCAAGCTCTGGCTTTTGAGACGAGCCAAGATCGTTGGTCCAGAAGACCCGGAGGGTGCGACCGTTACCCGCGTCGAGCAGTACATCGTTGAGGCGATTCGTCCATTTATAGATAATCGAATTGCGACCAGTTTCTCCGTGGAGGCCCATCGCAACGGTGTGAACCGGGTCGATGCCCATATCATCATTTACCGTGGGCCAAAACCTCCGGTCGAACTGCGATTCCAAGTCCTCTGGGACGGAATAGAAAGAGCCTGATATGCACGCAAAAATAGGAGGCGGCTATCCCTTGGTCAACGCCATCCCTTAAACAGGTCCGCAGTCTCGTCCGGGACAATATCCGGGCGTCACTCCCCGGCGCAGATGCCAGCGTTCCCAATTCCGTACTGCGCGTCATGTCTGACGCTCAGGGCGGCCTTTGTCATCTGACACTCCAGTACATCGACTGGCTGTCGCTGCAGCTTCTACCTGATACCGCCGAGACCGAGTGGCTCGACAGGCACGGGCAAATCTGGCTGGTCAATTCTGACGGTTCCAAGGGTCGTAAGGAGGCAACTTTTGCAACCGGCATCCTCGCCTTTACCGGCGAGGATGGCACCATAGTCCCGATTGGGACACGGGTCGCCGGGATCAGCGGACCGATTGACTACGAAACCACTGCCGAAATTACGCTCGGCAGCGGACCGACTGAAGCACCAGCGCGGGCGCTCGATCCGGGTATCCAAGGCAATCTCGAAAGCGGAGACGTTATCGGTCTGCCCGCAGCTATTCCGGGTGTCGATGGTAATGTCGTGGTGGTCGAGATGACCGGCGGCGTCGATACCGAGAACGACGATGATCTGCGCGTCCGCATTCTGCAACGCATCCAGAATCCGGCGATGGGGGGCTCGCAAGCCAACTACGTCACATGGACACTCGCTGTTCCCGGCGTTACCCGCGCGTGGGCCAACGTCGAGCAGGGGGTTGGCACCATCACGATACGCTTCCTGATGGACGAGCTGCGCGAGGACGATAACGGCTGGCCACTGCCAGCGGACGTGCAGGCGGTTCACGACTACGTCAACAAAATGCGCCCGGTCACCGTGAAGGATTGCTACGTCTCAGCCCCGATCAAGGAGTTTGTCGATGTCACCATTCTCGATCTGTTGCCGCAATCCGCCGAGGGCGCGGTCAAGGCAAGTCTGGAACAGATGCTGTTTGAAATGGCGGCTCCCGGCGAGACCATC